ATGCTAAAAATCTTGAAGGTGCTATAAAATTATTTGGTCCTGCTTCGATAGAAGCATCTCGTTTTACAAAGGCTTTGCAAAAAGATTTTGTTAGCCTTGCTGCAAATGGAGTTGATCCATTAAGTAATAGTTTTAAAAAACTAACAGCTTCAATGCCAAAATCTGCTGGTTTAGATGCTACTACTGGATCACTGAGAAAAAACAATATGCAATGGTCTAATCTTGCTTTAGTTATACAAGATTTACCATTTGGTTTTAGAGGTATTCAAAATAACCTTCCTGCTTTGGCTGGTGGATTTGCTAAGATGACTGGACCTATATTTTTAGGAATATCAGCTGTGATAGCCCTTATTACAGCTTGGGATATGGGTATGTTTAAAGCCAAAGAAACAACCAATGACTTAAAAAAATCACAAGAAGATTTAAACAAGGCATTATCTGATTCTAAAAATGATTATTATTCTAATGAATTATTACTTACAAATTATGTAAAAATTGCTAGGGACGCAAATTCTACAGATACTCAAAGAAAAAATGCGATTAGTGAGGTAAATAAAGTTTTAAGTGATTATGGTATTAAGTTAGATGAAAATACAATAAAAACTGGCAAATCAGAAGAGGCTATTAAGAAGGTTACTGAGGCAATGCTTAACCAAGCTCTTATAGCAGCTTATAAAGATGATTATGTTCAACAAGCTAAGTTATTAGATAAAGAAAAAGAATTAGCTGGTCAAGCTAAAATAACTGCAAAAAATTCAGAAACAGTTACTAAAAAAGGTGTATTAGGATATGCAGCATTAAGTAGAGAAATTGATGTTACTGGATTGGCTACAAAATCATATAATAATGAAGCCGAAGTTCAATGGCTAGGTCAAGAACAAAAGGTATTAGATGTAGCAAATGGTGTTGAAAAATTAAAGAAAAAAATACTTGATTTACAAAAAGCTGGTGTAGCAGGTTTAATCCCAGTTACAGGAGGAGGCAAAAAAGATGAATCTAAGCCTAAAGATACATATGCAAAAGATTTTCTAAAAGCCATAGAAGAAGAACAAAGGCTTTTTAAGGATAATTTAGATAATCAATTATCATATGCAGAAGGGAATGATATAAAAAAAGTACAATTACTAAGTAAGGCTATGTCAGACTTAGTTTCTTGGTACAATCTAGGAATTATAGAAGAAACATTTTATCAAAACACTATAGCTGATTTATATAAGCAAACTTATAATCTGAAAGCATCCTTGCTTAAAAAGGAAATAGATGATGAAGATGCTGTTGCAAAAGTTATATTAAATAATAGACAACAAATAGCAGATGCGATTAAAAAGATTAATTCTGACATAAACAATGAAAGTATTAAAAATGCTCAAACACAACTTAATCAAACTTTAAAAGGCACAAGAGGCAATTATAACGCACAAAAACAAGCATACGAGTTTACTATAAATAAACTTAAAGAAGAGAAAGCTGCTTTAGATGCTACTAGCGTATCTACTTTAGAATATGATAAAGCAATTAAGAATTTAGAAGCTGGAATGGGTGGATTAGTAGATCCTGTTGAACAATTAAATCAAAATTTACAATCTACTTTTAGTCAATTAAATATTGATATGGTATCAGCATTTGCTGAAAATATTGGAACTATGTTGGCTGGTGGAGAATTTGACTTCTCTAAATTAGGTAATATCTTAGCAGATGGCTTATCTACAATAGGTAAAGCACTTATTGCTTTTGCCTTAACAAGCGGAGCAACGATAGAGTTGTTTAAAGACCCTAAAACCTGGCCTATAGCTCTTGCTGCTGGTATTGCAGCAGTTGCAGCAGGTTCTTTTTTGAAAAGTAAAATGAATGACAATAAAGCTACAGCATTTGCTAATGGTGGTATTGTATCAGGACCTACAATGGGTTTAGTTGGTGAATATCCAGGTGCTCAAAATAACCCTGAGGTTATTGCTCCATTAGATAAATTAAAATCTATGATTGGTGGAGGTGGTGGAGGAGCATTTGTACTTAGAGGACAAGACTTATTATTATCAATAAATAGAGCACAAAAGGCATCTAACCTTAAAGGACAAAATATAAGCTTAGCATAATGGCATACGGATTAAGATATACATTAAGTCAAATACTTAAGAATGGTAATACTCAAGTTCTTGAAATATACCAAGAAGATTATGTTGGTAGTGTAAAAACATATATACCAACATCTATAAGTTTAAAACCTAATTCTTCAAACGAATATCCATATCCAGCAATAATATCAACTCAATTAGAGTTTACATTTATACTTGAAACTGAAGATGATTATAATCAATATCCAAATGTAATCTCATCTAATGATAGGTTATATTTTGTTATATTAAAGGAAGGTTCAGATGTTATATGGAGAGGTTATTTATTTAATGATTATTCTGAAGTAGGATTTTCTACTGGTATATCACAATCTTCTTTAATTGCTATAGATGGTATATCCTTTTTAAAAAGTCAAGAATATGTAGTAGATGCTAGTATTAATTCATTAGCACAGCATCTTGATATAATTGCTATTGCATTAAGATATCTTGCTTATCCTTCTGATTTATACCTTACAATAGCTTGTTCATTTTTTGCTGATGGTATGCAAAAAAGAGCTGATAACATATCAAATGAACCTTTTAGTCAAACATATCAATATAGAAGGGATTTTCAAGATGAAAGCTATTATGTTATATTGGAAAACATACTAAAAACGTTTAACTGTAGAATGTACCAAGCTAATGGAGATTGGTATATATCTGCAACTATGGAAACTGCTGCATCAACAAGATATTTTACAAGATATTTAATTGGAGCATCTACCATAACAGTAGCATCATCAGGTGTACTAAATAACACTATTAATATTGCACCTTACGCAAATAATAATGTCCATTTTATAGATAACTCACAAACTAAGATATTAAGAAAGGGATTTTTTAATATAGAAGTACGAAGTGAATATAAAAGTCCTATAAACCTTATACATAATGCTAATTTAAAAACAACATCTGGAACTGCACCTAATATATCAGCACAAGGTTGGAGGACTACATTAACTAGCAATGCAACGGCAACTGTTATTGTAGACCCTGAACAACAGTTTAATGATTATTATTTGGTTGCAAACTTAGGTATAGTTACTTTAGAAATACTACAATTAATATCTCCATATACTTATACTCCTTACATGGGTGGTGCACCAATTACCTTTAGCTGTGACCATAAAAACAATCAGGCAATAGAAATACAGATTGCTTTGATGGATACAGGTTCAGGTAATAAATATTTAGACAATAATGGAATTTGGCAGACTAACGCAAATACATATATAACTTTTCCTGCGGCAACTCAAGGAAATAATTATGACACATTTACCAAACAAATACCTCCATTTTATACAAACTTTACTAGCCCTTATGAACAGTTTTTAATGGGTTATATAAATGTTAAAATAAGATGTGATAATACATATACTTATTTAAGAAACTTTAAATTAATACAAGGGAATACCGAAGTTAAATATGCTGTAATACAAAATAGTAGCTCTCCTGATCAGAGCACAACAGAGGTATTTGAACAACCTTATGGACAAATATATCCTAATACGTATAGTCAGCAAGTTTTAACATTAGGTTCATTATTTAATAGTGCTGGTATATTTTTACAAGGTTGGAATTTTGCAAGTGTTGGATTATCTGTAGGTGGTGTTTTACCAATACAATATTTGGCATATCAATATATAAAAATATATCAAAGAAATGTTGCAACACTTGAAGCTGATTTGGGTACTATAAAAGGCACAAATGGATATGTATATTTAGATAAGGTTTTTACAGTTACAGATTCTAGTACAGGTAATTTAAGTTATAATGGTAAGAAATTTACTGCTAATAGACTTACTTTAAATCCTTACGCAGATGAAACAAACTCAGTACAACTAATTGAAGTATATTACGATGATTCTTTAATATTCTTAGTACCAACTTATATAACAGATGTAGGACAACTTGGTCCTTTTTGGAATCTAAACTTTGATATAAATCTTTAAAATATATAACTTATAAATAATGGCATCAGTAATAAACGGCACAAACATAGTACTATATAAGTATGACACAAATAAGCAATACTATTTTAATGGTTCTATTAATCAAGGAGTAACTGTTAATGGTTTTGCTTGTAAAGAATTAAGTACAACAGGAATAGTTGGGACTTCTACTGACTTTAATAAGACAGGAGCAGGAGTTATAGCTTCTTTTATAACAGATGTGAGTGATCCTAACATTACTGAAATTACTGCTGGTACATGGACTATTTCAGCTTATTACTCTATAGCAACTGCCTTTGCAGGAGCTAAAGTTCAATATAAGCTATACAAATATGCTGGTACTACAGCTACTTTGTTAGCAACTTCAGATGAAACTACGCTAACATCT